TACAATCCCGGCTTCATATTCCTTTCTTATCTGTTTTCCATATTCGGTTCTTTTTGGAATAGGGCAGGCTAATTCACGCCCTCGCATAGCTACACATATCGGACTATTTTCCGTCTTTACTCTACCATTCAAGCGTTCAATCACCTCATCAGACAAGAAATATTTTTCATCAACCTCCTCTTCAAGAATGTCCCCTAACAATATACCCCTATCTTCAGGCTGTGGAATATCGTCATGGATATCCGTCCAGTATATGCGCCTTCTGTTCTGTGCCGATACAAGTGCAGAATTGATATGAATACCCTTTCTCCCCAATATACCATTGAACACGCCTTCCCACTTCTTCCCCATCTCTACATTTTCAAGAAAGAATTTAGGTTTGTCGCCACGTTCAAGAAGTTCGTTATAAATACGAATGTATTCCCAAAACAAATATGACTGCCCTTCAAATTCAAAACCGTTTTCTTTCAGTTCGAGGTACATTTTCAAATCTAAAATCTCTATACCTTCCTTTGTTGAAAGACCTTTTCTTTTTCCAGCCATAGACAGGTTCGTACATGGTGATCCTCCGATTAACAAATCTATCTTATCGAGTTTGTTTATATCAAGTTCCCTTATGTCACCTACCTGTATCGTATTGGGGAAGTTCTGCATGGTAAACTTCATGGCATATTTGTCAATCTCCGAAGCGTAGTATTTATCTATTGGGATATTAAGTTCGGTAAGTGCGATTTGACCTCCCGACATTCCGTCAAACAAGCTTAGTACATTCATTTTTCTCATAATTTCTTTTTTAGTTGGTTTATACTGTAATAACGTTTTAAACTTTTGTTTTGTTTGGGGCTTTCGCCCCCTTTTAACTTATCTTAGTGAATACCCTTTTCCGTTCTCGTAGTGTACAAAGCCTTCCAGCTGCATATACGCGATTTCTTTCGCTACTTCGTTGTAATAGGTTTGGGCTTCTAGACCGTAGATAATATCGTTAAAACTAATTGTACCGTTTTCTCTGATAATGTTTAAAATTGAAGTTCTCATAATTTTTAATTTTAAAGTGTTATACCGTTCGTTTCTCTTTCACTATGCAAATATAACACTTTAAATTGATAGTTGGTTCTTTCGCTAACTTCTTTTATGATTAAAGTTTATCGAAATCGTTTAGAGCGTTCTCCAGTGCTGGACGTTTATCAGATTCGGGGGCTAGAGTTGGCAGCCCGTTCGGTTTGATAATCACGTCTTTAAGCACCTCGGCTAGTATTTTCTTTCCTACAAGTCGTTCCAAATCTCCGATACCCTTCAATTTCTTGTTGAATAACAGATCAGACGGGAAACCTACCTCGTTTAAGCGTTTTACAGCCTCCTCTACGTCGTTTATTACTCTTTGGCTTCTACCTTCTACCAGTTTCCAGCCTTCTACGGTGTGTCCCTGTGACAGGCTTGCAAAGGCGTATTCCTTCACGGCTGATACCCAATCGGTAATTGCATCCAATTTGTTTAATACTTCGGAAAGTTCTGTTAGCGTAATGGCTTTTACGTCCTCGTGGCTCTCAAACTCATTAATTACCATATCCTTTTGCGCTTTACACATTGCTTTGAATTTACAGAATTTACAATGACTGCCTACTACCTGTTTACCTTCCCCATTCCAAGCGATTTTAGCCTTAACACGGAGTTCGTGAATACCCCAGTGTACTAGATCTGCTTTGCTCATTATAAATTCGGGAAACGATTCCAAACGTACTTGTGCGATATACATCTTGACGGTCTTAATCTTTGCCCGTTCTGCTATGCTCAACGTTTCCAGCATACCTAAACCGTACATCATTAGCTGACTGTTTTTCTTTGCTTCAACCTTGATACCTTTCCCGTACTTAAGATCAATTACATATATCTCGTCCTCGGTTGAAATCTTGCAGTCACATGACCCGAAGCACTCCTGTACGTAGTTACGCAGGTCAAACTTCTGTTCCAGCGTCATAGATACCGTTTTCCCTTCGTCTACTAGACGATCGTGTATGTCCGTACAGAAGATTACGTATTCGGTGATATAGTCCACCATTTCGCCCGAAAAGTACTTGTTTTCTTCTATCTCTTTCGGCACTGGCAATTCGTCGATCAGCGGAATGTACTTGCCTTCTAAGAACTTTGTCAGCGCGTACTCGGCTAGCTCGTGCGCTACTGTGCCCTCTTCACTTGCTGCGCTGCCTTTTCTTTCTAGGTTCAGCCCGTCCTCTAGTCTAGCACTAGGTGTGCAGTTCAACCAGCGATGAGAACCGCTAGGAGAAAGTAGGGCGTGATCCCTACTTGTGTGGTCTTGAATGATATTCTCGTTATTCATGGTTACTTTAGTTTAAATCGTAATACAACTGTGCAAAATCGCTCTCCTTAACATTGCTCAAACTCTTTGCCCCGTATTTGGCTAACAGTTCAGTCATTGATTCACGGGTGTACGCTCCTTCCTTAATACGTTTCATCATTTTAATTCTGATCATCTCGAATGATATGTGTGTACCTTCCGCTGGTTCGGTGCGCTTTTCTCTAAGTGCTGCGCGTTCTTCCTTTGCTTTTTGGGCTGCTGCTTCTGCCCTCGCTACCGCTTCGGCTTCTGCCTCTGCTTTCGCGGCATCCATTGCTTCCTCTTCTGCCTTTTCTCGTCTCGCTTGCTCGGCTGCTGCCGCTTCTGCCTCTAGTCTAGCTCTCTTAGCTTCTACTGCTTTGGCTTCTGCTTCTGCCTTGGCCACTGCCCTTCTATCGGCTTCTGCCTTTGCCTTTTTATCGGCTTCTGCCGCCTGCTTGATTAGGAGTTCTTCCTCTTCTTCTTCACGGCTTATTTCCTTGGCTTCTGTGGGCACTTCTACCTTTTGCTCGTAATAGGTCACGACTGGGTCTTTGCTTTCAGCTACGGGGCTGGAAATTACTTCTACGGGTGCGTTTAGCTTCTTGATTAACTCTACTGCCAAATCTACGTCTTTACTACTCTCAATGTTAAATACTAAAGTTTTCATACTCATGCTTTTTTAACTAGGTTACTAACTAAATTGATTATTATCTCGTTGTACATCTCTTCGTAATCGTCCGAATTGATATACAGGTTTTCTATATCTACCGGGAACTGTGCCCCATTCATGCTTTCCATGTAGTAGGTGCTTATGAAAGTGCCAAAGCTAGGCATATTCTCGGCTACTGTTAGGGCTGCATATTTGTTTCTCAAAGGGAACATATTTGCTTTTATATACTCTGTTACCTCATTTAAGATAAATTCCTGTACTGATAACTTTTTCATGGTCTTAATTTTAATTGTTTGACTATGCAAATACAACACTTTAAATTGATAGTTGGTTCATTCGTTAACTTCTTTTATATATTTCGTTTGAAACCTCCTCTAGTGTTCCTAACTCCATACCTTTATATAGGTAGTGCGCGAATGAACCTTGGTAGTACACTCTGAAAAATGTATCTACGTACACATTACCCATAGCTTGAAATTTTAACTTGAACTCTTCTATCGTGAAATTACAATCCGATAAGGTTTGAGTTTTTGTAAGGTCTAAATTCTTTTCCATCTTTTCCACGTTTTCACTGTTTATACTTTTTGTTCTCTACGTACTTGTGTAGTCGTTAGCTAGCTTCGTTCCGTCCTCTGCAAATATAACGCTTTTATGTGGTGTTTGGTTCTTTTATTAACACTATTTAAGAATAAAAGGCGTCGGAACAGGTGATGGAACAGCTAATCATCTCAAATACAGGGGTTTAGCCCTAAGTGTTCCAGATATTGTTCCGTGTTCCATCATTTTTCCTATATAGGCTAACCATATATTTATAAATGATCAATATACAGCATATACCCCCTTTACTTGTATACTACCATTTTATTATTACTATATACTCTTTATATATAAAATGTAAGAACAACTGGAACAGTATAAGAAAACCTAGTGTTCATCGGTGTTTGAGGTGTTCCAGATGGTGTTCCAGTAAAAAAATATTAACTGGAACATCTGGAACAGTTTATAATGTAAACTACTTTATCTTTATAGCTATGTTTGTTTTGATTTGTGTAGAAGTGTTTTTATTTGTTAAATCATATTCTATGCTTTTTATGCCGTATCTAAAGAATAAGAACCGTTTTTGGCGTATGGATATCACGCCCGTTATCGTGTCCGTTCCTAAATAAGATAGGTTTATACTGTCGTTCACCATCTCGGCTTTAATCTCGTTCCACCTATCTTTATATATAGCGGTGGGTAAATTATTGATAGTATCTACCTTCACGGTTTGAACTATCTTTGTTTCCGTAACCGTTCTAGTAGCCGATAATGCGCTCTTTAATCGAATGCCCATAGCGTCCAACTCATCGTATAATGATCTGTTAGCCTGTTTCAGTTCCTTTATAGACAACTCAAAAGCCTTTGTTTTAAGGGCTTCATTGCCTAGTTTGGTCTTATAGTACGTACCCGTATCTGAAACGGCTTCAAAGTTCCTCTCTAGCCTTCCTATCTCTATTCTTTGGGTACGTACTTGATCCCATAGCTTAGTAATGATACCTAGTACCACCATAACCACAATACCGTATGCTAATATCTTATTCATATTTAATCGAATTAATTCTATTCATCCATCCTTTTCTAAATCTTTCGTTTGCAGGTCTAGCCTTGCAAATCTCGTCAACGAATTTGACCCTATCCTCTTTTATCATTTTAAAGAGTTTTTCAGCGTCCATAGCGTTAACGGCTGTAATTGTCTTAGAACCTACCAAACCATCGCTAGAAACGCCTAGGATACGCTGTGGACGCTTTATGCCATGCACACCACTAGCCCAAACCCAGTCGACTAGGATATTTGCCACGCCCTGCGATTTAATACTGTCCGCCTTCCATCTATCCCAGTACAGGGTCTTTATGATCTCCTTCCAGTCTGTGTCAGATATGTTTTTCAAGTCCTGTACGGTAGGTTTAGATCTGCCCTTCTTTTTGCAAAAGCCCTCAAACGTTCCGATAGTAACACCCTTGTTCGTCGCACCCCCTAAATCTGCCGGGTCATCAACGAAACCACCTTCCCATTTCAATATAAACGGGATCAATTTTTCAATTTTAGCCATAGTTTTTCCTATTTATGAAAATACCCTATATAATATATTATATTATATAGGGTAAACTCTATTTTTCTTTTTCTTCTTCTTTTGGTATTTCAAACTCACCCTCCTTAATCGTCTTTTTAATCTTTAGGTACTTCGCTGCTGCGATAGCGTTAAGCACCTTTATAAATTCGTTTGACGGTTGTATGATACGAAGGTTCTTTGTTATGTTCCGCGCATAGATAACAACAAAGACACCCGTCAACGCCTTTATAATGATCTTGTAGTCTATGCTAGGCTCTAGCAAAGTACAGGTAAAAGCCGTAAAGAATAAAATTAAAGACGTTACAAGCATCTCTTTAACTGCCTGCATAGTCTTCTTGTGCTGGTACTTCTTTCCCTGCTTAATGTCTGCTATATAACCGGTCAACCAGTTAAGCGTTGAGATAAGCAATACTATAATCAAAAAATCACGTACATTTTGCACCACTGTTAGAACGGTAACAGCGAACACCGCGCGAAAGTACGTTTCAATATGTTCTATCACTTGATAAGACCTACTCGATAAGACTTGGCTCGAGTGCATTTCTCCTTAATTACGCCATCTTTTTTCATGGCTGCTATCAAGCCCTCTACAAATAAATCGGCTTTGTTCCGTTCTGCCTCAAAGCGTTTTATTCTAGAATTGTCGGGTAGTACAATACTACCGTTGTATGTTTGTAACTTCAAACCTGTTGTCGTAGATGCTTGATCCGCGGTTTGTAAATACCTAGCGAACATATAATAGCATATAACATAGTCCGCGCCTATGTACGTATCTGTGTTCTCTAGGTATGTTTTAGGGATAGCCGTGTACAGCATCCCCAATTTCGGTGAAAGGTCTAGGGAATCGGCTTCAAAGAAAGCCTTTTCTAGCCTGTTGTCGGGTACGTCCTTAGCTATTTCAAATAGCGTTCGGGCTTTTTGTAGTGGGTAACTCATCTGTTTCAAATTTATTATTGATCTCGGTAATAGAAATATCAACTCCGAACAGTTGTGCTAGTTCTCGGCTGATCCTTTGTCTTACTTTCGATAGTGAATTTCTATAAACTTTCTGCAATTCCTTGATAACCTCACCCGAAGCATTCGAGAAAGTAAGCAAAGAACTATCAATTAGAGGTAACGGTATGTTATACGCTGAAATGGCTATATCCTTTCTCAACGGTTCTACATACGCCTTATACAGTTCACGGTCTATCGGGCTGCCTAACTGGTCCACGGTGATAAACTTGTCTTTTTGCTCGATATTGTTGTTACGAACTGTAAGAACTGAACCAGCGTTTTCACTACCCATCATTTCGGTTAACTTATCTGTAAAATCTTGCTGTTCTTGATCCGTTTCAAACTCTCCATGTGTCACAATGGAACACATATGGAAGCCACGCCCCAAAGTACGGCTAACATATCTACCGTTCTTATTCTCCGCGTCCATTTCGTTTCGTACAGAGTGGAACGTAGATATCGGGTAGGGTCTAGTAGTACACAAGTTAACGTACAATAACTGCCCGTTATAGTTTTCCAAGCCTCCACAGTCCGCAATTTCATTAGGCGCGTTCTTCGGATCGTATGTGTTATATACGGTTGAATTCTGCATCACCTGTGTAGCCTTCACGGTCTGTCTGTCCCAGTTATTAAAAACTCTCCATTTGTATATTTTAGGGTCTTTCAGATAGTTTTCTGATTTCTCCGCACGTACATATTCAAACGGTACATTATACACGCCAACTGGAACATAACCGCCTTCACGCAAACCGTATTGGACGATCCAAGCCCAGCCCTTGAAACGGGCTAGGTCATTGGCTGTATTCTCTAAAATATCGTCCATGTTCAGACCGTTATCATTTGTTATGTCTCTGAACTCTTCGTTCTTGAAGCCTTCGCAAATAATGTTTTCAGTCATTTTTTCTACTGCTGCTGACGCTGTCTTGGAAGCATAGATAAGGTTTGCTATTTCTTGCGGATATAAATTACCATCTCCGTAAGCGATAATCTTATCACCCGTGTTTGCTGATAGCTTTAACGCTCTCTCAACTATTAATTGAATTCTTTTATATCCGATCATAACTTATTTGTTTTGTAAATCTATAAATATTTTTCCGTAATCGGGATTTTCGGAAATTAACCGAAGTGCGATTTCGTCTGTAATATTAGTATTTTTATAAATGATACCATCCCCGTAATGAGTTATAGTAGTTCCCTTCGGTAAAACGAAACGAACGTGTATGCCCGTTAGGTATTTGGTTTCGTACCACTTCTTGACGAACTCACTGTCTAGGTGACATTTAGGGTCTAGTTTTAAACCCGTCATTTCAAAATACTTTTCCACCATTTCCCTTGTGGAAACGGTAACAGGAGCAACCTCTGTGGGCTGCTCTGTTTGGTCTATAATCTTTTTTGTCATAATATTTTATTTAAGCTGCCGGTACTTTAAGTGCTTCATACGTTGCCTTTGCAAGCCCGTAGATTGTACTACCTGTTTGCCCCTCATCCGTTCCGTATGTAACGGTTAAGAACTCACTTGCCGTACTATCGCCTTCGATCTCTGTACACACCAAGGGTGCGCCCAACCCGATGATAGTATAACCGTTCGAACCGCTTAGCGCGATAACGAAACTAGAGTTAACAAAGTCGTGGGCTGCCCCATTGTACTTACTAAAATAAGAGCTAGGAACTTTTATAATAACGCTAGGGTCATACATCACTGGAAACATATCACCACCCTTTCGGGCCACTGACACCTTAACACTGTTGTTAATCACCTCCACGACTGACCCCTTTTTACCGCTAGCCAAAACTAGTGTAGCAATTCCATCACCGGAAAAGCTTTCTATATCGGACGCGTTAATTAGAACTGCTTCGTTGTATTTGCCTAGAGTACCCCCCTGGGCACGAGAATCACAGCCCCAACTCCTGTCACCACTGAATTTTTGTAAACAAGCCATATTTATTTGTTTTTAAAGTTAAACAATTGCGCTAAAAATAGTGGTGTACACCGTATCTTTAACTGTTAAATAATCCTCACCTAGTACACCTTCGGGTGTGGTGAATGTAAACGTAGCCCAGCCACCGTTCTCATTACTGTTCATGGAGGATGCAGTAGGCTGCAAACCGTAGAACAAACCGTATATACGGCAATACTTTGAACGTTTGGCGATAAACACCACATTACCGTTTGCCAACTGGTTAAAAAGCACGGGGTTTTCTTTCTCGTAAACCGTTACAGTAACTTCGTGTACATACCCATTGGGCGCACCATCGTTCACCCGTACCGTTTCGGACACCGAAAAGCCCTTCTTTTGGGATGCCACCCCATAGGGAACACCGCTACCGATATCCAATGCGGTAACAGTCTTGGTGGCGTCAACTACGAAAGACTGAATATCTGCCTTATTAATCATTGCCACCTGCGAAAAGCCCACGAAACCGTTGGCGCAATCGTAGTCAATGGCACTAGAAATTTTTTGTAAACAAGCCATATTATTTTGTTTTAATTAGTTAGATGATATTTGCGCCTTGATAGCGTCATACATAGTATCTGATAGCGCCATAGAGAGAAACTGGAATCGTTAAACTCATTTCTCCCTGCGCACCTTCGGGTGTTGACAAAGATATTTTAGCGTAGCCGCCTGCATCGTTACTGTCAATATCAGCCGAAGCAATCTCCAGCCCACAATAAGCCCCGTACACTTTGTACAAGCCCAAGTCTTTGTGCTTTGCTAAAGCTACGAACCTATGGTTTGCCAGCCCCGAAATAAGTTCGGCATACTTCGTCTTATCAAATATATTGAAAATTACCGTTTGTTTCATCGCTGCCGATCCGTCAAGACCCTGCAAACTCTCTGTTACCTGCGCTGTCATCTTGTAGGCTTCCACTAGGATAACTTTACGTTCAGCCACCAATGTAAAAGCTGAAACCGCATAGCCTGTAACAGCAATTTCGTTGATGTCATCTACATCAACTAGCAAAAACTCCTCAATACCGTGTTGTGGAATACCACAGTTCACGCGTATATCCGTAACCAATTTGCCTAAACACGTTTTATTTGCTGCCATATAATTTTTAAATGAAAATAGGGGGCTGGGTTAAAGCCCAACCCCCTACATTAGTATTCTGTTAAATCTCTCTTAAACTGCTTCGTGTAACCACAACTGCATGAATGAAGGCTCAACCAACATTGCAGTAGCCGCAAACAGGGTAGTAGAATAATATTTTCTATCCTGCGCGTCACGGATGAAAGGATCGATAGAAACCGCTCCACTTTCCACTGCCAAATGCTGGTTAGACTTCGGTGCAAATGCTACGAAAGCATCGTACTTGCTATCTGTCTTAGCTGCATTAGATACATGGTTCAACGCTGTAATCTTATAGCCTTCAAAGAAATAAGTCGGTTTGCCATCGGTCATAGTAACCTGTGCTACACTGTTATCTCTATCCTGCAACAAGTTTTTGTACAAGCGCATAACGTTTGTTGAAACGAAAAATTCTGAATCAGCCAATACCTTAGTATTTTGGTTGTCAATACAAGAACGTAAAGCATTCAATACGCCTTCCGCATCAAGTACCAAGGCACCTTGACCCTCTGTGCTGTCCAAGTGCTGCTGGATAAAACCACCGTGTTTCAAAATGCCATAGGCTGCTGCGTTAGGGCTTTCCTCCTTCTGAACGTCATCACCATCTAACCAAGCCAAGCGCAACATATCAGCGTCTAACACCTCGTTAACCTGTACTTGGATAAAACCAGCCAATTCTGTTTCAGAAAAGTCATCATCGAGGTTAATACCCTTAGCTACCATTTTGCCCCACAGGTCTTGCAAACAAACCACCAAAGGCAGATGAATTGGCGAGTGTTCGTAATACTTAACCTTGTCGGAAATAGCGTCATACTTGTAAGGGTCTGCGCAACCTGCTGACAAGCGCAAAGCATAGTCTTTAGCGGTTAATGAAACGATAGGAGTATTATTTTCGATACCGTTCATGACGGTTAATGAATCTGAAATTTCACCACTCGCACCGACTGTCAAAACGATAACGTCGTTCAGTCCTGCAAGGTTTAATTTATTCATTGCTGTAAAAGTCATTGCCATAATTGTAATTTTTTAAATTTTGTTGAATTATTATTTTCTGTACTTCTTTGCAGCTTCTTGTACTGCATCTTTGGATAGTTTTGTAATACCACCTTCTGTTTTAACGGCGGCTGCTCCTGTTCCGAAATTAGGTGCTTTGCTTGCCTTGCTGAACTTTTCGGTGAGTTCTGCCAACTTCTTACCCTGTTCTGCGATAACTGCCTGTAAGGCTGCAATAGACTTGCTGAACTCTTCGGGAACGGTTTTAGATTTTTCCTCTTCCTTTTCCTCCAGTTCTGCGGTTGTTTCCTCTTCGGCTGTTTCCTCTTCGGTTTCAACTGCTTTAACCTCTTTGATAGCACCGTTTTCGATTTCAATAACGGCTTCTTGTCCGTCAACAACGATAACGATCTCACCGTCTGCAACTGCATTGCCCTCGCTGTCAAAGACCTTATCCCCGATAGCCATGCTTTCGCCAACTGCTTCTATTGTGATTGTACTTCCGTCTTTAGTAGTCACCGTTTCAGTGGCAAACTTATTTTTAGAAGTGAATACAGAAGCAAATGCACTAAAAAATTTGTTCATTTTACTTTCTTTTTGATTATTACTAAATAAAGAGGTAGTAGCGGCTGGAAGCCCTACAATATCACAGGAATACAACTCGGTAAACTCTGTAATATCTATAACCTCGCCATTTTCTATTTGATTGTTTGAACCGATAATGGAGATACCTAACATATCGGGTTCTTTATCTATCATTGTAGATATGAACTTTGCTTCGGACGGGTAGGCGCTTTCTAAAGCTGGCGACATATTAAAGTCTGCATAGGCTATGCCATCCTCATAAACAAAGTTATCAAACTTTCCTAGATACCCATCCAGCATATCAGCACCGTTATGTGTGCGCCTGCAATGAATCGGTTTTTGGTTTCCTAGCGTTACAACTGATCGCACCGCTGCATCTGTAATATTCAAAGGCAAAACCCTTTTAGACTCCACCGTTCCGTAGTTGGTGGTAACACCTGCTTGAATAATTCTTAGTTTTCTAAATTTCATAATTGCTTTGGTTTGTTGTAACTGTCGCAAAGATAGCACCTAATAACTAGATCCCCCACTTTGCGACAGTCAATTTTATAATAATGCACTGTTTTGTATAACTTGTACGTTGTTTTGTCCGTTATCAATGTCTTGCACTGATACAACCGGGTTGGGCGCGTTTATAACAGCGTCAATGACTACACTAGCCAGCTGTGCAATACTTTCGCTGGAAAGAATTACGGGCTGGTTCGCTACGGTCTGTTGGCTGCTTCCCGAAATCATTGCCACCTGTCCACCTTCTGCAAACTTGTACATACCCGAAGTACCGAACGATCTACCCCCGTGTGCCTCGTTTATTGCCGAAAGGGCCGCAATGTCTGCGGACGCTGTGCGCTTCATGATATAAACGTTCTCACCGCCTTCTGCTTCAAACATTTGCCCGTTAGAACCTGTGAACGTAACACCACCGTTTGCGTGTGAAGCCCCATACACCTGTCCACCCTTTGCAAATTTCTTAACAGACGATTGAACCTTTGTTTCGGGGTCTTTTGTTTTAGTGATGCTAGCAACTTGTTTCATACCAAATGCTATAACCGCTGCCGCCTGTGCGATACCCCAAAAACCACCTTGCGCCAATGCCTTAGTAGCACCTAGATACGTATTGATCGTTGCCTGTACGACTGCAAACGCCTTACCAGCTACACTTTCCTCGCCCAACAAGTCACCCAACTGCCCAGCCAAAGAACTAGCCATCATTAATTCTGCATTGATACGTTGCCTTGTTAATTCCTGTTGGTACTTTTCGTATTTCTCCTTGACTAGTGCCGTATCAGCCCCCACCCGTTCGGCTGCCGCCATCTCCTGCGAGTATGCTAAATCGAGTTGGGCTTGTTTTAAATCGAACTCATTTTGTATCCCCGTCAAACGGGCTTCTTGTGCGTTCGCAAGGTCAATAGCTCGCTTCTGTTTATCTGCTTCTTCCTGTGCTAAAGCCTGTTCCTGTTGCAATGACCGTAACTCTAGATCCATTTCAAGAACTTTGTTGTTATAATCTTGCTTGTCTATAAGACCTTGTTCAAGTTTATACTTTTCCAGTTTCTCACTTTCAGCGTTGAACTTCTTTTGACTTGCTATTCGTGTCTCTAGAGAATTGTTTTGTAACTCGGCTTCACGCGCTGCAAGGTCTACGGACGTAATGTTTTGCTCTAGCTGCTTGATCGCTTGTGCCTGTGCTTCCTTGATCTGCTGCTGCATCTTTTGTTCTGCTTTCAGTTTGTCGGCTGCTACCTGTGCGGCCGCTGCCTTGCTTTCTGCTACGCCCTTATCCCGTTCCGTCTTTTCCAAACCACTAATTTGCGAAATAACCTCTTTTCTTTTGGCGGTGTATTCAGCCCGTTTAGCTTCCAACGCTGCAAGTGCTTCGGCTTCTTTACGCGCGTCCTCCTGTGAAGTATAAGATAGTTCGTTTTGTGCCTTGATCTGCTCGTACTTCTGTTTAAGCAAGCCTACCTCTTTCTCTTCCATGCTTTTAAGAACCTCGTTTGCCTGCTTATATGCTTCTGTGCGTTCCTTAGCTGATTTACTTTGATCTGCTCCTAGCGTTTTAAGTTCTTCCGCTCTACGCTTCTGTTCTGCCAAAGGTACAAGTATATTCGTTTCGGCTTCGTATATATCATACTCGGCTTTTGAAAGTGCCTTTGCTTGTGCTGCTGCTCCCTTCGTTGCTTCTGAAATCAAGCCGAACTTATCTAACAGTCCTGTAATAGCATCGCTTACCCATACGATAGCATTTGCCACAGTGGAAAGAAAGTTTGTGATCTGATCCAGTAATCTACTGAATATAACTTCAAACGGTGCAAACGCTGCTTTGAGAGACGCGGCCATTTCGCTATTGCGTTTCATTAGCTTTTCTACCGTACTGATCAAAGTAAGTATAAAGCCTACTATCGCCAGAATAGGGTTTGCCTTCAATGTAGCGTTGAATACCTTGATAATCGATATACCGCCACTCATGGACGAAGTTAATGCCCCAGTAGCCCCCGAAAGCCCCTTAGTGTTCGCCATTGCTTCAGTGATGCTGTCAGCGTAGTTACCTACGTTTCGTCTGTTATCACCTACGCCCTTCTCCATCTCCTTTAGCTTGTCCGAAATGGCTTTGGTTTGTGCTACAAGGTTTTTACCTGCTTCCGTGTTCTCCCTTTCGGCTGCGCTCATAGCGTTAACCTCTTTAGTGTTCTTTGCCAACTGCGCCCGTAAAGCGTTGACGCTCGTAGCCTGTGAATCTAAAAGCGTTTTATTGATCTTGATCTCTGAATTATTTTCTTTGATCTCGTCCTTAACGTCAAGCATTTGTTTTTTAAGTTCTATGCTTGCCTTTGCCGCCTTATCTACTGCATCTTTATACTCACTTTGCGATGTCGTGCCCTCCTTGTAAGCCTTCCTTGCTTCATTTAGCTGGTTGACTTCTTCCTTTAGCGCCTTTTGTAGCTGTGCCTTCTTTTCTGCCAATTCCGTAGACTTGGCGATCAAAGCATCCAAGCCATCCAAAGCCCCATCGGTGTTAAATGAAAGGTCTAGTAACGTAACATTATCTGCCATATTAAAAATTGTTAAAGAGGGCACTTTTTGCGGTGCCCCCATAGTTATTAAATTTCAACCGTACGCCTCATCGCCTACCTAGTAAATCTAGTGCTATGGCTGTGATAGTACATTTTCCTGTTGACGCGTCCCAATTAGAAATTGTGCGAATATAGAAAAATTCGTTCAACTCTCCAATCCTGTAACAGCCATCCTTTTTAAAGTTCATAATATCGAAGTACGTTAAATACGCTGTGCACTTGATTTGATAGCCCTTTCTAAAGTAAGAATAGTAATCCCCCACGTCCTTTCTGTAGCTATCCGCATTAGTAAAGTAGTTGGTGGATGTGGGAAGCGCTGTATTAAAATCAGTCATGCCGGCAAAGGGCAGCCCGTATGATACTGTTACAGGGAGCGAGCTGCTTGCCCCATCTGCCAAACTGTCCAGCGCGCCATCAAACGCTCTAAACCTGTACTTCCTTTTGCCCACCGTATAAATCATAGACCGTCCAATACCATTGGTCTCCGATACTTCCACCGTGTCCGTTACTATCTTTCCCGTCCAGTCTACTCGCTTGGCACTTCCTTCATTGGCTATATCGGGATCGATGAACGGCTTCAACGTTACAGTGTTGGTTGCTTGGTTGTAGTCATACGTCCATGCGAACGCATTGCAATAAGCCATCAACAACTCATAACCGTTCGCAAAGCCGTGATTGAAAACCATTCTAAGGGCGGCTTCCCGACTGGTTACGCCTACTAGCGTCATCTCCAATGCCATAGCATCCTCAACGGGTATTGACTTTGTAGGCGTTATTCTTTGCCCTAAGCCATTAAGGAACTCCGCTTGAAGGTCTGAGCCATTTACCGAAACATTGATGACTGTGTTCGCTTGGGGTCTGTAACGTTTCGTACCGTCCAAATTCTGAGAACTAAATACGTAGTTAACAACTGCCCCACCCAATGACTGAGCCATCCTCAAGCGTATGACACCCGTGAATGATTCATCTACCGTTATGTAGTTTTCCGTTGATACAAGGAACGAAAATGTTTGTCTTTTGAACAGCTTTGCAGCAAGTGCCGTGTCGGACGTATCGGCCCAAAGATGTTCATACGGGTATTCGCCCTGGTATTCGCCATCCGAACAGTTACGGTACCTCATAACTACTGACTTATTTAGGTAGTCACCTGCCTTAACTTCCGTAGTCGTACTCCAGTAAGCCATTTGACAATTAACTTTCGTACCACCTTGGTTAAAAGCCTGTTGGGTAGGTATTACTATATTCGGGTATGCCCTTTGCAGCATCCTGTTATAAGACGTTATCCAATACGTATGATCCTCGGGCTCGTAGGTAGGTTCTACCGCCCCGAAGCTGGAATTGATAGAACTAAACTTTGTGAACAATTCTATCAACTCAACCGTATACCCATCCTCTTTTGCAGTTACTTTAACTTTGAACCTGCCACCGTTCATAGGTGCAGGCAAACCACCGAAGTACAAGTAGGCTACGTACATCCTTGACTTGGTGAATAACCACGGTGTGCGCATCTCCTTAAAGATACGATCATTGACCTCTGTTCTAGGTACATTGATGCTAGCACTGTAAGCTACTGTCCTATCGGTGAACTTTAGTGGATCGGCATTATTGATTGTGAGTTTAACGGAAGAGGGACTTATGCCCTCAACCGCTACGTTATCTATCTTTACGCTTATTTCTATCATGGTTCTACAATTTGAACTTTAAATTTGAATTGAATTGTTTTCGTTTTGTTGCCGCCCTGCATTTGGAAAACGTTGGTTGCCAACAAAGTAGCCTTACCGAACTGGCAAATGTCTATCGGAATACGTGCGATAATATCGGATGATCTCTGAATCCAATTTAGGCACGGTTCGTTATCCCAGTTAACATCTATTTGCAAAGTGGTTTCATAGTAGTCAATACCATTGCCCCCGCTGTTGTTCGTTCGCATAACTGGTTTGATTGAATACTTTTCAAAGAACATACTATCTATAAAGCCCCTACTGTTCAACCACCGAAGAAGCACACCGCAATTCGGTGAAACGTCTTTAGGTAGTTTGTTTTCGTACTCCATCCATCCATATACAGCACCATCCGGGTTCATTAATCGGTTATAATCATCTTCAGAAAACCTACCCCCCGATGCGGTTGTCACAGAGCCAGCACCGCCTCCCAAAATGTTAGTGTAGAATCTATTTTTTTTCGCTGGATCAGCACCAACCGAATAATACATACGGGAATACCTTCGTTCACCCGTCAAATCTAAATTAGTGGTAATGTAGTAGGGTAATACTACTTGTCTTGTGTCAAACAGTTTTCCGCTGCGGTAGTCGGTCATAGCACCTACACATGGTGACGAAGCGTCTGCCCCTGCCTTGATCCACGGCTTAGGCTCGCTCCCGTAGTTCACCATGTAACTATAAAAATTAGCCCTCATAGGTTTCCCATTTATTGTATACACGGATGTGTGTGGTGCGGAGTCTTCCGTCAAAACTGCTGAATCACTTACAACTCCTTTGAATCCTACCGGGATATCAATTCCGTGTGACCCAGTGCCAAAAACAAATGCAAGCCTAAACGGGTTGGCACCTATATTCTCAACGTATATAGACTGCGTAACCTCTACTCCGCTGGATATGGTAATACTTCTAGGTAGATCATACACCCATGCCGCATCCCCAGCACCGGTTATTCTAGTACCTGTGCCCCTAATGGCATCTGTAACAGCTTCCTTTGTGCGAGTTCCTGTTCCCCCTCCTACCTGGGACACGTGTACCATACTAGCCAATGCCGTAAGTGCCAAATTCCGTTCATCGTGGTGTACCCACCCTCTAGAGTTTAGGTACGGGCAATTAAGGGAGCAAACATAGATAGTGTATGAGCGTGTCACCCCATTGTCCAGTGCTACAAACTGAATCTTGTCCTGTACATTGTTAGACGGGCTACCGTCCAAATACTTGTACAGTTCGTTAAGTGGGGGCAACACCTGTGCAAATGTACTTAAGTCTATGCGCATTGTGCTAGACGGTGTTAACCGCTGCTGATGTACTGATGTTCCGTTACGGTACACGCCTATTGTCATATAGGCAACGTCTTGCATACCTTCAAACAGTAGTTCCTGCTCCAGACCTGCTGCAATCGGTATGACTATTGGAGCTACGTAGTTTGTTTCGTTGCCTACGCTGTTGCCTGTATTTATATACGTTATTTTCATTTTGTTAATATTTGTAGTATTCTTGCTTTAATTATTTCACTTATATCAGTCGTTAACTGTTGTACCCGTTGCGAGTTGATAACGCCCTTTACTGCCGTACCGTCATTGAACTTGTTAGGGACTTTGATACCGTCCTGTTTGATCTTGGTAACGATCGCCCACGCTGCCTCCAAAGGTATATCAGCGCCCTGTGCGTTCTTGTCCTTGATCCATTGCCTTATAACGCTTACAGGAGGCGCGCTTCCACCCTTTCTACCTTGCACCATCTGATACACGTAATGCGGTGCTACTATCTGAACGCTGTCGCCACCGTCCACAACAACCGTCTCACGTTCAAAGTTACCGCTAGCTATAAGGCGTTTGCTCTTATAGTTGGCGATAACTTCGTCGCGTAGTTGCTGAACTAGGTCTATTATTGCTTTCTCCATTGTGCGAAACGTTTTCTAGTTTTTAGGTACTGATCATTGTAGGCGTGCTTGTGGGCTTCTATCTCGAATGATATTCTATCGTAGGCAGACTTCTTAACCTGTACACCATTGGAACGTATGAACGGGCTTTGTATCAGTCTGAACAACCATTCACCCACATACGCTATGTAGTACGGAACGTATAGAAGTTCCTTCATTTGGGCGGTGTGTATCGCTTCATGGTTTAATGTACTGTCGAACACTCTTTGCCCTTTGCGAACGAAAACGAAACCGAATAAGTTAATAGCTTTGAATCCCTTAAACGGTATGAATTTATTGTATATAACTTTCATATTTGCTAAAGTGGGTGCTTTGGTTTGTTTTGTTCCCACTTTGCAAATATAGGGTATTGGCTTCTCTAAACCAAACCGTGACTAGTCTATTAGAGCACTGTCTATCACATCGAACGTAACTTGCCATCCCGACTTGATGCTGTCGTACTCGTTTTGTAGTTTGGTTATTCGCATTGTGGTTACTTCCAACTTACATACAACCGCCTGCAACATGGTGCGAATACCTAGGTCTGTACGTATTAATGTGGCTATCTCTTCCGCGTCATTGCGCAGATAGTGGCTAGTGCCCATACACCTAATGACAACCGTATATTGTGGGTCACTAGCGTATGTAGTAACACCCACCGTGCCGCCTGCTATATCGAGCGTAAAGAAGTCAACGCCTAGATTGTTGGCTGCTACGTTCTGTACGTTCGTATCACCGAAAACAAGTGGCATACCGATTATATCGGCCTGCTCACTAACTGTGTTAAGAATTGTTTCAAAAGTCATTACTTCATGTTTTTAATTTTAGCTTTCTCTTTCTCGATCTCTTCCATGCGCTTACTCATCGCTAACATGGCGTCCGTGTAATTCACCTTCTTTGCCTCGTCAAAAGAACACTGGAACAGTTCAGAGGTGACTTGTACCAAACCTAACAGGGCTTTTGCCTCTCTGATAGGATCGCTTTCGCTCTCTTCCATCCCCTTAGGCTGATTAAATATCATCTCCTCTAGGCTGTCAGCGTCTTTAAGCCGCTCTAGTATATACTTGTCCAACTTGATACAGTCGGTAACGGTATCGGGTGAATACTTTCCACCAGTCCACGCGTGAATACGTTCTACGCTGCCATCCGATCTCCTTGTTTCCAGCATATCCCATAGCGTAACGTCCTCCAATGTAGGGGCTTTATACGTTATCTTACCGTTCCTAGTTATTAGGTTGCTCGGCTCTAGCTTTTCTACCAGTGCGGTTAACAACCTTTGTTCGTCCTGCGTCATGGATAGTCTAGCGTCTGTACGTAGGTTGGCTATCCGTTTGAGGATCAGTATGTTTTTAATCGTACTGAGCCACATCTTAACTTTCATTGTATATTTTTTCATTGCATAAATGCTTTAGGTCTGTATTTTCTTAACAAGTAATCAACTCCGTAGCGCATAGCGTCTAGGCTATGGTTCCAAGCGTCAATAGGAACGTTTGTATAGGTGTCGTTAAGTTCGTCTTTCACCCATTTGTAGTTATCCAGCTCGTCCATCATGTGAGTGCTGCGCTTGGTAACGAACAGTTTGAACGTCTTAACCTGCTGGATACCCGAAGCGATAGAGCCTTTGCCCTTGATGGCTGGTGTTGCCTTAACCTTGGCACGTTGTAGTTCCACTATACTTTTCTGTTCCGCGCTATCGCACACCGTGACTATCCGGTTAATTGCCTGCCCTGTAAGGTAGTCCCCTATCTGTGAGTTAGTTAGCCCTGTTTCGTACATAAGCAAGTCAAGAAACAGGTTATAACCTTCAAAGCGTATATCTACAATGGCTGTGGGGTCATTGGTAAAACCGAAGTCAAGCCCTAGGCATCTACCTGTGTACACTTCGGGCATCTCGTCTATAACTTCATACTCGGGATATACGTTTCCTTCTACACCACCTGTCATACCCTCACCGTAGACACGCCACCAGTTCGCGTCGCCTTTGTTCTTTTCGATCGCGTGCACTTGTTCGGGTGTCAAGTACGGGTTATCTAGATATGTCGAGTGTATGGTTACGTACCGATCACCTGCAAACTCTGTTTCGCCCCAAAACTTACGAACCGGGTTAAAGTCAATGATCACTTTCTTTCTGGTACGTATATCCAGCTGCCGGTATATCTCCCTAGGTATGCCCTGCGCTTCATTGATAAACAGTATATCACGGGCAGGGCCGTGTACCTTACCTGCATTATCACAGGAGAAGAACTCAACGATCGTGCCGCTCTCGTACTCATACGTGCTTTCCGTCTTGTTGAAACGGTTCTCGTCCCAATCACCCTCAGCTGCCACCATCGCTTTAAAGTCACGGAGCATACCACGTTTAACCATAGGGAACGTAGCTGCCACGCAGGAAATAACTAACGGGTTAGGGTTCGTCTTTGCCAGTATGTGCAACATCTGCAACACCGCCCACGTTTTGCCCGATCTAGTGCCGCCCTTGGAAGCTATCCCACGGTATCGAGGGTTAACGAAGGCATCCAATAGCTTTTCAAAAGTAAATGTTACGTTCATAGTATTTTCGCCATTAATATTCGGTTATTCGGTTTGCTGCATACATAAGTGTACCCTAATGCGGTCAACGGTGGTATTCCTAGCTCCGTAGCGCGGCTTTCTACTATTATGCTTGTAACTGCACGTTCACGGGCTAATCGTTCAACAGCGGGCATTAAAACGGCTAAATCGGTGTATGCTCTTAAAGTCACCCGTCCGTTCATCGCTGTTTCCTTGTTGCGGATCAGTTCAGCGCTGCCGCCTTCGTTTCGTATGTAATCTATCATGGTTCTAAAGTTTTTAAGTGTTTAAGCCAAAAAGGCACATACAAAAGTAGTGTTTACTTCTGTATGTGCCTAGTTTAACAGAGTTATACCCTAGATCGCTCCTAGCTTCTTAAGGTTGTTCACTGCATCCTCGGACAACACATTTACCTGCATTGCCTTTGTGCCTGCTTCCTTTCCGTTACTGGTTACGTCCTTCAAGTCTCGAAGCCCACGGAGTTTAGCCATGTAGTTAGCATCAACCAAACCACTTAGTGCGCTTTCATCCATATCGGTTGTAATCGTTTCCTTAATCAGTGAATACCCTAGTGAAAGTACCTCGGCTTCCTCGTTGCCATCCTCGGCTAGTTTAAGGAGTTTCTCGGCATTCTTGTTGAAGTCCTTTATACTCCATCCGATGAACAAACAAAACGCCCCTACGCTCAAAGCACGAAGTTTGGGGACGGGTACCAGTGTTCCTGCTGCCTGCCCTCCCTTCAACACCTCGTTAGTCATTAGAGGGTTAGCCCGACACCACTCAACGTACTCGGTTAAGTAGTCTATGCAGTCCTCTAGGCTTTCCAGTTTCGCGCCTCGGACGCCTCTAGTGTTTAAGCACTGGATCAACTCGGTGCACTCCTTGATATCTTTTTTCTGTTTGGCTGTTTTCTTGGTTGCCATCCCTTTAGTAATTCCTTTCTTTGTATCTGCTGCCATAGTATGTATGTTATTAGGTAATGAACGCTCGCGCGTGTGTGCGCCCGGTCTTATCAGATGCAAAGATATATAAGTTCATCAGCACATACCAATCTAGCTGAGTTTCTGCAAACCGTTCCACCAATTCTCAAAAACCATCTAATTTGGTAATAAACTAGGACAGAAAGTGGCAGAAAGTGTCGGAACACCACCTAACATATTGAGCCACAGTAATTTAGCTCTCAAATGTTCCGACATTGTTCCGTGTTCCACATATTTTCCTATATAGATTGTCCATGATCTAAGTATTGATTAATATCCTTCATTATACCCCTTTACTTGTGTATTATCACTCTATTATTACTATATACTCTTTTATATATATTATATAGAACATATGGAACAGTATAAGAAAACCTAGTGTTCATGGGGGTTTGAGGTGTTCCAAATGGTGTTCCGGAGTGTTCCGACATTATTAAGTGTCGGAACAGTAAAACACGAATTTTTTCGGTCTGCCCCCTCTCGGGCTGTTCCGCATATCGAAAAGATTTGACAACCCCTGTCAAGAAACAGAAATAATCAAAATGACAATGAACAGGCGATCACCTTGTGTCATTTTGATTATTTTCTTTCGACTAGCTGCTATCATTTTGATTATTTTCTTTCGACTAGCTGCTTACATTTTGATACTTCCACACACATTCCTTGGTGTCCCAGTACTTAACCGATTTGGAGCCGTCCGTATAATGATCCGTCCTAATTATAAGATCATCTTTTGTACCGTAAACCTTAGATACATCCGTTTCACTTTCTTTTTCACGTTGAAACCGCTCGGTGTCCCGATACGTGTACAGGCCCTTGTTGATCTCCTGCTTGTAGCTGTATTCTTGAAATACCAGATATCCAGAGAACTTGTTAAGCCATTTATTACAATCGTCCGATTGTACAGAACCACGTCCCCATTTGTCCTTTGATACACCCTTTGTGTGTCCGTATCTACGAATGAATTCCCAAACTATAAACGCATGAACATTAAATGCGTTACATATATCTATAAACTTTATCAAGTCAACCGCCCTATTTTGGCAGTCATGCATTTGCTTCTTATCTAACATATTCCTTAATTTTATTAGCGCCATGGTTGGCATTATACTTATATCTTATTTCTGCTGCCCTCCGTGATTCGGTAGCCTCATCTAAAGTAACAAAGTAACCTAGAGAAATGTTCACCCCATCTACCATAATTTGTGCTCTATATTTTCTCGCGGCCTTGTTATAATATACTCCGGTCACCCCTGTAATGTTTTTGCTACTTTTAGATAGATTTCTATTGTTGCCTATGACTGTCACGAACCGGAGGTTTGATAGTCTGTTATCATCTCTAACGTGGTTGATATGATCTACTTCGAGCCCGTCTCCATAGAATCCATATGCCAATAGCATTGATATCCGATGTGCTGGATATTTCTTACCTTTAAACGTAATCTTTGTGTATCCATCAGACCTAGTGCTCCCGGCAACCATATTACTGCGCTGTCTATTACTAGTTCTTTTTCTCCATTTTATAATACCTGTTTCCCTATCGTAGGTAAACAACTCTTTTGCTTCTTCGAATGTTATCATTGCCATTCAACTATTAAATAATTACTAACTCCTAAGTGATCTGCACATCTCGCACGGCTGGCAAATCTTATACCCAACTCGTAACTCTCTACCAGCCCCAACGTATATTCGATGGCATCCTCTATCGGTATTATATATATATGCCCTTCTATCTGTGCTGCTACGTCCCAATGGTTTTCACGCAACTCCTGCAAGTAGCCATAGGCATTTACCGTCCGTCCGCCCCTCTTCATCTTTACTTTGTTGTATTTACGGCTGTTGGCTTCTACGTTGCAAATGAAATCTACGTATTCCCTGCTTGTCCACGTTTCTATCGGGATATCTTCCTTATCTGCTTGTTCCAGTGTAGGAAGTATGCTAGCCTTCCTACGTCTGCCCAACTTAAGATCATAAAAGTCTTTTGTTCCGGCCCAATACATAGTATTGTTTTCGCCTATAAGTAATGTCCTCATATCATTCTATAATTTTGTTGTCTATCACTAAATTCATATTTCTTGATCGTAAAGCTACGGTATAACAAACATAGCTGGCTTATTCTGCCTTGCGCATACAACCGATAGTTGGTACTGTGAGTTTCGTACAGCACTCCTAAATGTATAAATCTTATCATAATTTCTTTGTTTTTGAGTAATATTCCATTAATTCCTTTATGCAATTCATTAGACCGTCCTGTGTATCTTTTTTGCCACCCAACGAACGTATTATCTTTTCGTCTACTGTTCCCTTCGTTACTATGTGATGGATGTAGACGGGCTTCTTTTGCCCTTGCCTGTACAGTCTGGCGTTAAACTGTAAGTACAACTCCAGTGACCATGTGTTACCGTACCAAATTATAATATTACCGCCCTTCTGCAAGTTAAGTCCGTGTCCTGCTGATGCTGGATGAGTTATCAGAACTTGTATCTTTCCCTCGTTCCATCTCTGTATATCGGCTGGTGTCTGTAACTTGACGGGCTTGTACTCCTTCAATGCCTCGGTTATCTTATCTAGGTCATGTTTGAATGAGTATGCAACCAGTACGGGGTTTCCGTTTGCCGCTTCTACAAGTTCTTTAAGTTTCTCGATTTTCTGATCGTGTACCTGCATAACGTTCCGTTCTGAATCATAGACCGCACCGTTTGCGAACTGTTGCAGTTTGTTGCTTAACGCTGCTGCACTTGCCGCGCTTAATGGCTCGTCGCTGTCTATCAGTTCAAGAATACGCTCGCGTTCAAACTCCTTGTACCGTTTATAGTCCTTCTCGTCCATCTCCACATTATCGTATATCATAATCTTATCGGGCATCTTCAAATAATCTTCGGCTGTCATCGACAAGCATATATCAGATATACGGGTGCTTATCTTTTGCTCTGTTTCTTCGGCGGGTGATTTGGGAACATAGCTGTAAACTATATCCCCGTTACGCTGTCCAGCCGTGAAAAACTCATCTCTGTATCTGCCTATCGACTTGCCCAGCCTTTGCCCCTCGTCAATCAGATACATTTGCGCCCAAAGGTCTATAAGCCCGTTTGGCGATGGCGTTCCAGTAAGACCGACAACTCTAGGTATGAACTTGCGAACCTTTCTAAACGCTTTGAAACGCTTTGAGGCGTGGTTCTTAAAACTGGATAGCTCATCAATCACTACCATATCGTAGGGTAGGCGAACGCCCCCGTACTCCTGTATAAGCCATACTATATTGTCACGGCTTACCGCGTAGATATCGGCGTCTGCCATCATGGCTGCCCTCCGTTGGTCTGCCGTTCCATCAATGACAGACAGGCGTAAACCCTTTAGGTGCTCCCAGTTCTTGATCTCGTTCCCCCATGTAACCTGTGTTACCCGTTTGGGGGCTACGACAAGAACCTTTGATATAACACAGTTCTCTAGCAAGTCAAGTATAGCCGTTAAGGTGCTTACCGTCTTACCCAGCCCCATATCCAAGAACAGACCGCAATACGGGTTTTCCTCTATGTGCTCTACTGCTGTCCGCTGGTATTCATGTAATTGTCCTCTATCTAGCATATTCTTTAGTTTTATTATTTCCGTGATTGGTATTATAATTATATTTTATTTCTGCATCTTTTCTAGCCTTCGTAGCTTCTTCTAGTGTAGCAAATATACCTAGATAAATTAATTTTCCGTCTACCATTATTTGCGCTACATATTTTCTTCTGACCTTGTGATAGAACACACCCGTAACACCCGTGGTGTTTCTAAGGTTTATAGATTGCTTTCTTTCTAGCATACTTCTTTAATTTTAGTGGGGGGCTGTTACACCCCCATAGTTTTTACTGGCTGCAAATTATTCCCACTATCATAGAGAGCTGGTTGTACAAAGTGCTTAGTGCTTTCTTATCAATCGTCTTTAACACCGCCTCATAGTCAGAGTATGATTTTATTCTACGCCCGTTGATTTTTACTTCTGCCTTTTTGCCTTGGCACTTGATCTCTATGTCAATATATTCTACCATAATTTTCTTAGTTTTTGTAAATAAATTTTTTATAATGAACCGCTAAGCTTTTCACATCTGTCTCAACGGGCAGTTCAACGTTCATTCTCCGGCACAAATACTTAACATCGCGCTCTATTTCCTCCGCTAGCTCTGTCATAACCTCTAGCTTGGTTTGCTTTACGCCTTCCCTTAAATCCATTGCACCTGTGTACAGGGATAACCACAACATGATACAGTTTTCTACATTCTCTTTTGTTTTTTGGATACTGATCTTAGTCATAACTTTTTGTTTTTAATTGGTTTATACTGTAATAACGTTGAGCATTTTAAAAGGTTTACTCATTTAACCTTATTTAGAAAATACGTTATCGCTGCATCCCTTGTTTCCACATCATACACTACAAACACCTTGTAACCTAGTTTTTCTAGTTTGCTGTGGATATATAGCTGAATCTTAGTAGGCTTCTTCCCTGTGGTTTTAATCTCTGCAAAGCCTACGTAGCCCCCAGCGCATAAAACCATTCTGTCGGGTAAGCCCTTTACGAAAGTGGATAACAATTTTATAACCTCGCATTTTCCCGACTTGTTTAGTTTATCGGTGAATGTACGTTCTAGGTACTTCTCCGAATATATTTTCTTACTTTCCATACTCATCTATCTGTCTGATACGTTCTTTACAAATGTGGATAATCTTTTCGTAGTCTAACCTTCGTCCGTCCGTTTCTTTGGTACGTAATACACGTTTCACTATATCGGCGTCCCACGGGTTCAGATCGTAGCTTAACCAAATGTCCCATGGTTGGATCTTATGTTTGGCATAATCGGACGCCCCAACATTGTAGGAACGTACATCTTCCTTATCTCCCTTAACTTCCACAGGTTCTTTGTCCTTGTACAGATCACTACCGAATCCTGCCGCGTTCCTGTTTTTAACTTGGCCACCCATGTAGCCTATCTTGTACCACTCGCCCGTGCGAAAGACATCCCCCATGGATTCGTCTACATTCACGTGTGTATCACTATCAAACTTTATTTGTACATCGTTGTTCGCCTCCAGTGGGAAATATATTTCTAGGACGAAGCCAACCCCGTCGTACCAACCTCTGACTCTTAATCTAACTCGGTTCTCGGCTTTGCTACAAGTTTCCAAAATGTATTGTACAAAATCCTCTAGATAGGCGTAGCTACTACAATTAAAAACTTGAACGGATTCATTCCCATTCTCTAGGAGCATTGTTGCTTCTGATACTATAAACTTTTTCATGCTATGTAAGTTAAATTTATTATTGTTGAATTGAACTTTGTCTTATAAAATTCCCGTGCACTGGCTAATGAACCAAATACTTTTTCGCTTACTTCGGGTAGGTAGTTCTTGCCTACCCCATCTATAAAATATCTTACTTTAATTACTGTTATCATTGTTATACTGTTTGTAAGGTTTTTACTAGTTTTTCGTAGCTGCCTACGGTTATTTGGCGCGTGAAGGTCTGCCCTACCATTCCAATAAATGGTGCACCGTTTACTACTAAAATTCTTGATATGTGGTTAACGTTGATAACTTCAACCTGTTCGATACCTTTTACTACAAATGTTAATTGAATAGCTTTCATAATTCTAATTTTTAATTGGTTTTAAATTCTAGGAAATGTTCTGCATACGGTACGGTTGTATCACCGTTCGGTGTTTTCTGTCCTAAGTAAATTACTACCGTCTTATCTAATAACAACAGAGTTAAGTAATTGCTCAATCGGTAAGCACTTTTTGCGCCCATAAATTTGTTAACGTCTACTAGTGGCTTGACTGTTTCGTCTTTGCTTCCTATCATTTGTGCACCGTCTTTAGTTACCTTGATAAGATATGTACCATCAAACTCCTCACCGCCTATCTTATAACTTTTATATGTCCCGGAGGCCGTTACATTTAATTCCCACATCTTGATTGGCTCGGATAACTCTATAACGGTTGTTTTGCTTTCCCCTAAGGGCTTTTCTATCTCTTCCTGTAAGTCTGCACCATTGGCTGATTCACTGCAAGCTGTGAAGCTAAAAGTTAGTAACAGAGTGATCCAAACTACTACGATTAAAATTAAATTCTTTTTCATACTGCTTTCTTTTTACTTTGTTTATAAACTCTTTTTGTATGCTGCGAGAATATCCTCTCCGGTTGCTAGGGTTCTTATAGTCCCTTTATGCTCAACCAATACCGCCCATCTGTCTGATGCTATACGGTCTAGTCTGAATTTATACCATGTAAAAGTACGGTTGTACTCTTCTATTACTGCAATTACTTCACCTAAAGTTTTCATACTGTTTTCTTTTTAATTTGTTTATACTGTAATAACGTTGGGGCGATTGAAAAGGTTCGCCCCTTTAACCTTATTTTGCATATTTGCTTAGGAACTCCTCAACCTGTAATTCTATGCTTAGGGGGTTTAGGTAGCTTTCATCTCCGTAGTAAACTGTAAGCCCTGCCACATTTTCGTTGCCGTACGCCCATCCACCTACGTGTACTTTCAACTCTAATTGTGATACGTGTGGCGATAGGTATATAAATATATGGTTGTCTTTTTGCAATGTTATCACTGTGTGCATGATCTCTGAAATGTAATCCGTTGTAATCATAATCTTTATTTTTAATTGGTTTAGAAAAATATCTCGGGTTCGGTCGGTGATTAAATTCCATTCACTTTTTAATCTTTCCTTTTGGTAGGGGTATCTAGCTTCTAGTTTTGGTAAGAGCAACCTCCCGTTCCGTTGATATTATAATAACATTCGTACCTGTTGTTTGGTTCGGTACTTTAACCTTTTTTATTTGTCGGTTGGGGTCTCGGTGATTAAATTCCATTCACTGTTTAATCTTTCCTTTTGGTGGGGGTGTCTAGCTTCTAGTTTTGGTAAGAGCAACCTTTCTCCCTTCCGACATTTCAAAGATACGGCTTTATTCGATAGGTTGTATATTCTATTAACATCCTTTATGAATAAAGCCGTTTTTCTTTTCCTAGTTAACTTATGTTAGCCAAATAGATCGAAGTCTGAACCTTTTCTAACATATCCGTTTGCGTTGCCATACGCTTTGCACGCCCTACGTTTTGATCTGTCCCAGTCACTCATTGAGTTCATTATTCCCGAAATGGTTCTACCCATCTGTACGTTTCGTTTCTCTGTGCTTAGCCCGAACACTTCAACCATTATAGCGTTTGTAGGCACGAAGTCGGCAACACCGTAGCTATCGGGAATCATACTAGGATCGTAGTTATCGAAGTACATCTTTCGTTCTGATGGGTTCATGTCGTACCAATCACTAGGTACGCGCATCTCCAAGTAGCGTTCTATGTCCTCTGCACGTGAATCTACCTCCAAGTGTTCCTCCCTTAGACCGTTCGCTACATTCTCGGCTTCGGGCGATAACAATGTACTAACACCGTCGTAGTGCATCTTAACGGCTTCCGCCCAAACTTGATCTATATACTCTTTCATTTCGGGCTTGAATAGATCAGCTGTCCGTTCGTTGGCTTCAACCACTACGGGCAAAAACCGTCTGCCCCCCGTCGTATCTTTCAAGAACTCGTATTGATTGGTAGTACCAAAGAACACGCATTGACGCTTGTAGTTCACCGTGACACGTCCGTACGCTGGTCTAAAGTTATCCTCCGTTTTAGATATGAAGTTCTTAACGCCTTCCACTTCTGCCTTTTTCATGGCTGAAAGTTCGGCTACTTCCAATATCCAATTACCCTGTAACTGTTCATACGCTGCTTTGCCATCCATTGTTGAAAGTGAATCACTGAACCAACTTTTGCCTAGCAAACTGATCAGTTTACTTTTTCCTGCGCCTTGTCTGCTCTGTAAGACTAGCATACTATCGAACTTATAACCAGCCCTAAAGATTCTACGTACGGCACCGACTAGCATAATGCGTATAGCTTCACGGGTGTATAAGGTATCCTCTGCTTTCATAAAGTCAATAAGAAGCGTGTCCACCCTAGGCGTTCCGTCCCATACCAAATGAGTTAAATAGTCTTTCACAGGGTGGAATGAGTTTTTCTCGGCTTCCATCTGTATCGCGTCATCTATCTTATTGGCCGCTGATATACCGTACTTGTTCTCAATGTGTACTCTAATACCTGCAAAATCTACGTCTCTGAAATCATCACCTGCAAAGCCGTTTCTCCAAGCTGGTTTTCTAGTCAGTATAATACGATCTTTGAACTCATCCTTAGCTATAAGACCCCTTAACGCTTGATCAGCCTTGAAAATTTGCGAAATGTTATTCGCATTTGGTTTCATGTTTCCTTTGCTGTCAAAGTCAAAATTAAAGTCCTCATCGCTCATTTCATCATCACCACCTACAAGTTCGTTGAAATCGTCTAGATCATTTGCAACCTGTTTGCCCTTGCCTAGAATGTTGTCCCTGCGCATGGCTGCTACCTTCTCATCCTTGTTGATAAGTTCCAGCATCATTGCCGTGGACTTCTTGTCATCCTCCTTATCCATTTTGCCGAACTTGTGTACACGTACCAAGTCATAAGCGTTATACACGTGGTTTCCCTGTATCGGGTCATTGTTATGGTACGACTTTGCGAACATATCGTCATACACGATCATGCCTCCGTGTGTAGTTCCACCTAGATACGTATATCTGCCCTCTCCGATATCGGAAGGCTCGTACACGTCTGACAGGTATCTCTCGATAACTTCGGAAATAGTGTACGCCCGACAGAACTCACCTACCACTCCCGTTTTCATTATTGGGTTCTGTTGCTCCTTTACTAGTGATCGGACTTCGTTCTTTTCGTCTTTGTGGTATGCCCACTCTGATGTATCTAGGTAGTCCTCATACATACCCAAATACTCGTCAACGTCCAAGGCATTGTCACGGAACAGACTGCTGTCATAGAAGTAATACGCAACGTCACTGGGTACGCTAGGGTAGTACATACAGCGTTCGGGCTGGAAAGTTGTTCTATCGTAAAGGTCTATTCCTGTCAACTCCGCAACCTTTCTCCCAAGTGCTTCGTACTCGTCACCGTCGACGGGTCTAGACAACGGGATAAGAATACGGTAACGGTACATACCTACTTTCGGGTTGTGCTTGTGTGTTCCGTGAATGATGAATGCGCAGCAAATCATATCCTCGAATCGGCTAGGGAAATTCTCATCTCCGAAGTCAACGTCCAAAGCCAATAGTGAACGGTCCAGCATGGCTGACTTAATTCTACGTTCACCGTTCAGTTCACCGCCTACGAACGCGCCCACATCCTTTATAATACCCTGTTCCGACTTCGGAAGGTTTATAAATTCCTTGTGTGTTTCTTTGGTCTGTACGGCTGTCCCGAACCGTTCCCGTATCTCGTCCCATGTCATGGAAATGTTTTTCCACTTCTTACTGTTTGAAGAACTAGACACCGCAACATTAAAACTTAATTCTGTAACTCTCATAATCATTAATCTTTTTTATAATAATTAGTTAAATAACCTGCTGCCCGTAGGGCTATCCCTTCCGCCCAGCTTGGTTTGTCGCACATAGCATCACACATTTGATCTAGAACGAATTGTTCTGTGCCGTCCTGTTTGATCTCGGCTGCTATCTCATCATGTACGTGTAACACTATGTTATATCCCATATCAAATACTTTAAATATCGCATTGGCTAAAAGATCACGGGCGATAGCCTGTATAACGTTCTCCGTTAACTTTCCACCGTAGGTGTGTAACTTCGTCCATTTGCCCGTTATCTGATCCTGTCCCATGTAGGAAATATCCTTAACCGTGAAATCACCGTCCGCTCCCTGTATGGTTCTCTCGGATAAACGTGCGGACGGGTAAAAAAGTTTTCGTCCGCTAGGTAATTTAACAGTCATTGCACCTTTTTCATAATTAAAAACAATACTTGCTTTATCTGTTATTGTGTAGGTTTGTTCCCGTCTAGTACCGATACAGTTCTTAGCGCACGTTTCCAACTTCTTCCAAAGCCCTATGATCTCTTTGTTGGCTTCCCTCCACTTGGTTACGATGATAGGCTTCATATCGTCAGATAGTGCGCCCTTGGTGTCCATAGCGGTTAACGCGTTAACACCCCCACCGTACCCCAAAGCTAGTTCGGCTACCTTACCTTGTTGGCGTTCTGCCATTCCCTTATGGACTTCATATCCGAACATTTTACCGGCCGAAGCACAGTATATATCGCTGTGGGGATCCTCGAACAATTCCAAACGCCATTTCTCCTGTGCCACCCATGCGATAACTCTAGCCTCAATGGCTGAAAAGTCCGCTACTGAAAAGGTCATGCCCTTGGGGGCTACAAACGCGGTACGGATCAGTTGTGATAGAATGTGTGTCGGCTTGTCATACATAAGCCCTAGCAAGGCTAAATCACCCATTTTAGCCGTTTCACGGGCTACGTCCAAATCATCGATATGGTTCTGCGGTAGGTTCTGTAACTGAACTAGTCTGCCGGCCCATCTCCCGGTACGGTTAGCCCCATAGTAACGAAACAAACCTCTGATCCTTCCACCGTCACCGATACAATTCTTAATAGCCGTGTACTTTGCGTTGCTTGTTTTCATCACCTCGGAGCGCAAAGTAAGCATATATTTTGCTTTATTCTGTATCTCGGTGGGTTTATCTTTCAGCCCTGCGACATATTCGGGAATACTTTTCTTGTTCAGACTACTGGGTTTAATACCTGTAATCGCGTGCAGATAGGTGTTTACGCTGGTTGCCCCAACTTCTGCAAACAACTGATCCATTTCTGCCTTCACTAGTACCTTGTGCTCCTCGTTCATGGCTTCGGCTGCATTGGCCAAGTCCATATCTGCTAAAATACCGTAATCATTTATACGCTGGTCCGCTGCATACACGTCTTTCTCGAACTGTGGGAACTCGAATACCGATAGCTTATCGAAAATTTCCTTTTCAGAAAGCACGTCATACTTTAGGTACTCTTTGAACTCGTCCCATTCTTTTTCGTTACCTTCCTTGAAATTACGGGTAATGCCGCCATTCTTTTTGGTTGCCTTACACGGAACTGAAAAGAACTTTATTAGGTTCTTACCTGTGCCTAGCTTCTTGTCCTTTAGATTTAATATCTGTGACACGGCATCCAAAGACGGAGGCAGACCACAATACAAAGCCATGTTAGCCGTGCAAAAGAAACGATCTACTGGAATGTCAATACCGTATGCCTTCAAGCAAATACGCTCAAATGTGGCGTTGTGCGCAACTATCGTAACGTTACTGTCGTTTGCTATCGCTCTAAACATTTCCATGAATGAAACCTTTTCACCCTCGTTTGTTAGGTCTATGATGGTAGGTTCTGTTTGCTCGTCCCACATATAACCGCAAAGTAGTATTTCAAAGTCTTTGCTCTGGGAATACTTGTAGTTACCCGACTTCTTTATGTCGACACTGCTGTAAGTTTCAAAGTCGATAAATAAATGCCTCATAATTTTTAATTGTTTAATTGGTTTATTATAATAACGTCAAAGTTAGGGCTTTAGTTCTTATAAAACAAATAATACCGCAAATGTTATGCTATTTTAACATTTGCGGTATTTATTATTTTCCGTGGTTGGGGTGATACCCGTATAAAAACTCTGCTGATTTACGAACTATGGCAGCTTCTTCTAACGTGTCGGAGATGCCAAGATATTTATTCTTTTTGTCTACGTAAATCTGAGCCATATACTTATTGCATTTTTTTATGGTATACCACCCCCATTACGCCAGTAGTATTGGTGCACATCATAGATACGTTTCTGCCATTGCCCTCGCGATCTGTTATCCTTAGATTTTCCAATCTATTATCTGATCTATCGTGGTTTATGTGGTCTATCTGTGCGCCCTTTGGTAAGTCACCATAGGTTAGAATCATGGCTATTCTGTTAGCGGTGTAACCATGGCCATCTACATATACTTGAATGTATCCTGTCGTCTTACAAAAAGTGCCTGCCTCGTCTCCCGTCTTTACCGCGTTGGTGGTTACCTTTTCCAAATGAGCCTTCCATTACTTGGCTCGTAGCGGAATAATTCGTTGGCTCTTTCAAATGTTAACATATCAATCTGCAAAAATAGGTGAGTAGAAAATAAAGCCTCTTTTCTTGTTTAGAATGACAAACGTTTGTTGTGGTTCTTCGTATGCCAGCCCATGCCCCATTGCGAAGGCGTCGTATCCCTTTAGAGACCCGTTTACACAAACCTCTTTTGTGTATATGCTTGAATGCCAGTGTCCGATAAAGGCTTTATCTATTTTGATAACTTGATTCATTTTTCCAAACCATCTAAACATACTTGGATACACGCCCCCAATACCACCGGCACTTCTAAACTGGAAGCCATGACAGAACAAAAGCTTTTTACCGTATATGTCAAGGTACGCCAAATCTCCTTCGGGAATAACATATTCAAATTTTGTTAGACCCATCATTGTTAAGGTTTGTTCTATGTCCTTGTAGAGGAAGTATTCCATATTCATTGCAAAGCCATTGTTGAACTGTAATTTCTTAGTGGTTCTAGTATGGTTTCCGCCTATGCCTACTACTACGATCTTTTTCAGTTCGGGCAGTTCGTCATGGATAGCTTTAAGTCCCGATATGATCAGCTTCTTTACGAATGCAATACCCTCCATTGGTGAAAGACCATTTGTTTGCATCAACTCGTCGTGAATATATCCCCCTATCAAGTCACCTAGAAGCCCAAAGATCAAGTTATCCACTGGTTTCTTTTTCAACATATAGATGGAATTGGAGAAAAAGTTCTTTATTCGCTTTTCAGCTATTTCAAGATTGAACTCGTTAAGACCTAAAACCGTTGACGATTTAACCGTTTCTTCGGCGTGCCAATCACTGGCTATAATTATTCCCGTGTTGTCCTCGTCTAGTGTATTACGCTCCTTAGTTTTAATTTCCACCAGCTCTACTGGTGCTGCATCTTTCTTAAGACCTATGATCCCTTTTAGTTCGTCCTCTGTGTACAGACTTTGTAGTTCTGCTATAATCGGGCTAATTTCTTGTTGTGGCTGTGTGGCTTTTTCTCCCCATACGGGTGAAGTTTTATTATACTTTCTTACAGGCTTTCCTGTAACGGTTGAGATTCTAACGCCTTGTTCGTTTAAATACGCTTCTTTCATTCTTAGCTTTTTCATTTTACTACTTTGTTTGTGGGGGCTGTTACACCCCCATTTTTTAATACTTGGTTTACTTAATTAAATAGATCGTCGTTATCATCCAGCGCATCGAAATCGTCAATGCTTGCGCCACCGTCCAAACGTTCACCGTCCGCTGCCTTCTGAATAGCGTTAAGCCCGATGCCAACACCGTATCTGCCTGTGTGCTCGTAACCATATACCGACAGAGACACGTTACCGTAGCAACCGCTATACAATTCGTTCTTGTCTGTGATGTATTGCTTATGTCCGTCAATCACGATAGGGGCACCCTGTTTCTCTTTACGTTTAGCGTTCATAAAAAACATACCTTCGTATTCTGAACCGTCTTTTTCTTCACCATCTCGCAGGGGGTTGTTCCACACCTTGGGTAGCTTTCCCGACAGTTTCGGGTATCGTGCTGCAAGTGCTTCATATTCTGCCTTAATGGCTGCTTTCAGTTTTTCTGCTGCTTCACTGTTCTTGTCGATCAGTAATTGCACTGAATAATTAAAATCACCTTGTCCGTTAACCTGTGTAGCTTCAAACACTTTTACATAACTTAATCTCACGTTTTTGACCATTACTTTTGCCATAACTGTACTTTTTTGAATTTTAATTTGTGTGCCCCATTTGTTCGGGTGGGGCACTTAACCCGTGTTTGATATAATAACAGTTTAAATCCTGTTTTTGTTCAGAGCGTTAACTCTGTTTAACTTTAAAACTTTTTGGAGCTATTGAGATAGCGTACTCGAAATCCCGTTTTGATGCGTTCCGTATTACGTTCTCCGAACTGCCTCGCTTGTACGCCACCCACGGTGTATACCGTATTTCGTTAAGTTCCTCAACTGTGAACCCCTGCATGGCTGATAACAGTGTTTGCATACTTGTAGAATCTCCGTTTAATTCCTTTTGGGTAAATGTGCGAAACGTTTTCTTGTTCCAAAACTTAGTTCTTTTCTCTAGTTCTTTGCTGTCTAAAATACCATTGTTCGATTTCATAATCTTTAATTTTAAAGTGTTATACTCTTTGTTTCTCTTTCACTATGCAAATATAACACTTTAAATCGATAGTTGGTTCTTTCGTTAACTATGTTTAACCTTTTGGGGCTATTTTTTCATTCCCTTAAAGATATGTTTTATTGTTTCTATATTCCACCCGTTACCTAACATTTTGTAACGCTGTGTGTCGGATATCCCATCCCATACGTACCAATCGGGAACGGTTTGAAGCCGCGCACATTCGGTTGGGGTAAGACGTCTAATTTTTGTACCAATCTGAACACATGGTTGTGAATTACCATCATTTCTAGCCCTTGCCATCAGTGTGCATGATTTGC